GTTTGATGGTGGGAAGTGGCTAGGTGATGAAGAAGAGACAGTATTTAATGATTTACCTATCATTCCTATTTACGGAAACTTTGATATCTTTGAAAACAAAATTATTTACTTCGGCAAGTTAGAGAAGTTATACGACCAACAGCGCATTCTAAACTATGCCATGAGCCGAGATATAGAAGACGGCGCACTATCTCCTAAAAAGAAATACTGGGCTACTCCAGAACAAATTGAAGGCCACACAGCTTCGTTACAATCCCTTAACACCAACAACGAGCCTTTGCAGCAATACAACCATGTAGATAATCAGCCGCCTCCATTTATGCAAGGCGGTGTTGAGGCTAGTTCAGGGCTGCAAACAACCATAGCTAACACTCAACAAATGATTTCTGCTAGCGCTAATTCATTTAATGCTCAACAAGGAAACGCTAATCCTATGCAAAGCGGCATAGCTGGCAGCCAACAAATAGAGCAAGGCAATATAGGTTCAATCAAATGGTTTAAATCATTAGAGGTTATGGTGTGTCAAGTTGGTAAAGTGCTAATCAATGCTATACCTAGAGTTTACGACTCTACTCGTCAGGTTCGTATACTTGAAGAGGACGGAACAAGCTCAATGGTTACACTTAATCAGACTATATTTGATGAGCAGTCACAACAAAACGTAGAGCTTAATGATTTATCGAAAGGTGATTACGATGTAATTTGTGATTTCGGTCCAGCATTTAACAGCCAGCAAAAAGAAACAACGCAAGCTTTTCTTGATATGGCGCAGATTGACCCGAGCTTTTTACAGCAAGGCAAGGATATCATGCTTAAAAACTTGGCTGTACCAGGTATGGATCAAATGGCAGAGCGTGCAAGAGTTGAATTACTTAACGCTGGTTTGATTCCAGAGGAGCAATGGACTGATGAGGAAAAGCAAAAGATTGCAGAGCAACAAGCACTAGCAGCACAGCAGCCGCCACAAGAAGACCCGATGATGGTAGCAGCACGAGCGGAAGAAGGTAAAGCTCAAGCTGAATTGATGAAGTCTCAAAACCAGCAGCAACAAACACAGTTAGACGCACAAGCTAAAATGGCTAACATACAATTGGAGCAAGAGAAAATAGCTTTAGAGCGTGAGAAATTGCAGTTAGATGCTGCCAAGTTCCAGCGCTCAGGTGAGGCTAAGTTTAACACTGACTTGATTAGTGCTGACCAGAATCAACAGAAGATTGATAACCAAGCACAGAAAGATCAGTTTGCCGCTTTCTTGTCTCAACAGCAGCAACAACAGCAAGAGATTAATGACGCGATAAATAATCTCAAAGTGTTACGTGAAGCAATGGGCGTTGATGCGATAGTAGGCCCAACCAATACAGAGGCTTACAAAGAGCAAGCCGATATAGTGTTAGATAAGCAAAACGAAGAGTAAACAAGAGGAATTAAAATGGCTACATCATTACCAAAAGTGTTATTACCTTCTAAAGAATGGGTTGATATTTACACCGAAACAGGAATAAGTGTCGGCACTAAATTAATAATACAAAACACAGGCGGAGACTCCGCGAGACTAGTTGAGTCAGCAAGCGAACCAAATTTAAAGGGCGGCTTTAATCTTTTACGAGAGGGTGATTACCTGTCTAGCGCAGAAAACCCAGTAGGGGTGTGGGCTTATGCTCATTCAGCTACAACATTGCAAATAGAGGAGGCTTAATTGTGAGCGGATTTAAGCCTTATAGTTCTTTTGGTGCTGGCGGAGTTAAACCAGAAGATCAGGAAACGCTGGATCATTTTGTATTTAACCCGGTAACAAACAAGCTAGAAGCTGACAGAGCAATAGAGACAACACTAAACTCCTTCTTTCTTGGTGGTATACACAAAATATCATCAGGTGGAGAGAATGTGTTCTTTACAAACCTAAATACTAACATTGATTATTTCCCTATGTGGGGAGGAATTAAAGATCAATCTATAACTGAAAACCAAGGCGCAAACGGAATAATAACGCCGAGCGCCAGGGTTTACTCTAACGACTTGCTTAACCTAGAGGTATATGGTTCAGCCGCTTCTTCTGGGTCAGTGCCTTATGCCAGATCATCTGCGGTCGTTGCTGATCAATCAGTTCACGGGCAAGAGGTAATAGTTGAAGAGACTATACTTGCTAGTGATTATTTATTTTTCGAGGTTTATGCGGGAACTGACGACACAGGAAAGCTTGCCTACGAGCAAAACATTACAGGCCGATCACTTTCTGCTGGCGACGTACTGACCTGGTGGTTCAATCATCCTGTTGAGGGGCTAGAGGGCACTTCGATATACTCAACAATGAAAAAAGCCAGTTCAGAAGATGGCACTAGACAAACATTAACTGTTAGAGAGTCATCTGTAGTGCCCGGCGCTCACTACTTGAATATATACTATAGATTGTTCGAAGATAAAGATTTAGATTACATATCTCCATTTTTATATAAAACAGAGATGGACTTCTCTATAGATGACACTGGTACGACTGTGATACTAAGTGATGTAACCACAGGTGCAGCATTAATTAACTACCCAGTAAACACAATCAAAGCTATTGCCGAGGACGTAGGAATTAGAGTTGTTTTAGATGATGGCGATATGATTTACATTAACCAGCTAGATGTTGCTAACACTTATATTGACGGTATATTAGCAACTCAAACACTGGCAACGGCAGTAAACGAGCTTAACGCCTTATTCCAGAACACAGGAACGTCAACAGGTAATGTACCTAATATCACTAGCTCTATAGCAATATCTCTTGTCGAAGGTCAGACGCTTAACTATGAGTTAACAGACGATTACGGCACAGAATACGAGTGGGATACTTCCGCTGTATCTGGTGTTGTTGTAACAAGCGATAACAGACGCAAGATTATAGGCGGCTCTAGCTTGACGGCAGGGACTTACAACATACCTGTAAAGGCTATTAACTACAATGGTGAAGATAGCGAAACAATAGTGTTAACTGTTAGCACTCCGCCGTTTGCGAACACAAAGAGTATTAAGTTTGACAACCTTGATTATTTGTCAGGCAATGCTAGCTTGGTTGATGCCTCATTAGGGCGCACTAGCAACGGTGCAGGTTCAAGTGACGCTTGGACGATCTCGCTATGGGTTAAGCCAGTAGGCACACAGAACAATCAAACGCTTTTTTATTTTGGCGGTAATGACAACAACAATGAAGGGCATATATGGCTAAGGTATTATGGCGGCAGCTCGTTTGAAGGTGTAATGCTAGAATACGGCACAGCTAACAACAACCTTAAAATGCTAATGCCATTTCAGTCAATACCAAGGAATCAATGGACGCACTTAGTGGTTACTTATGACGGAGGCACAACAGGTAGTGCTAGCGGCAATATGTCTACGTACTATTCGCGATTTAAGTTTTACGCTAATGGTGTATTGAAGTCGACAGGTAATACACACCAAAACTTCGGTTATAGCGGTAGTATTAAAGATGAGTTGTTCCATGCAGGAAAGAAAGGCGCATCAACTTCCTACATAAGGGACGGTGGTAAGCTTGACGAAATAGCGATATGGAATAGCGATCAAAGCGCTAATATCTCTAGTATCTATAGCGGTGGTTCACCTTCTGATTTGTCTTTACTAGCCGCACAACCTAAACACTGGTGGCGTATGGGCGATGGAGACACTTACCCTAACATACAAGACGTAGGCACAGAGGCTAACTGTACTTTTGTTATGTACAACATGACGAGTGCAGACATTGTTAATGATGTGCCATAGTCAATAAGAAAACGAAGCCCTGTTATTATTCAGGGCTTTTTATGACTTATTTCGTGTGATAATGAAAAAATTTAACTATGAGGTGTATACATGCCTAGCGTAAACGAACTATTAGAAGATATACTCACAGAGACTAGCGGAGGGTCTTTCGATCCTACAACCGGAATATCAGTGGAAAGACTATTGGATGCCACAGCAACCGACGCAACTCAGTTTCCTGCTGGGATAGGAATATCAAACGCGCTACAAATAA